AGTACGGGGTACACGAAGTACCCGCGCCGCATCAGCAGTCACCGCCGGATCTGCTAACAGGTTATGTTCCGCACATAGCCGCTTGAGGGTCTCGGCTACCGGTAACCACTCTTCCATACTAATAGGTTCTGACAAGAACCAATAAACGTGTATGCCGCGACCAGAGTTAATCAACAGCGGTTTCGGTAGGTCCAGCTTCTTGCAGAACCCCCGTAAAGCCAACATGGCTTCGTTCTGGTTTTCGTAATCCTTGCTAGGGCCACAATCTAAATCTAGAAAAAACGTTCTGAGTTCTTTGACATTGGTTACTTTGCGTGACCCAGCTTCTTCAAAAGTAGCTAGCGCGAAGTACGCATCAAACCCAGCCTCGTCTAGTTCCTGCGCTTTCGTCAGAACAGCGTCTATGGAGTCGTAGAACTTTTGTACCCTGCGGTTCTCTGAACCTAGGGACGCAAACACACAATAAAAGCCACCTTCTCCTAACGCTCTCTGTAAGAATTCTTTTGTTTCCATTATCACTTACCCGAGAGAAATCCCCGACCACGCTAGGCGCAGCCGGGGTTATGTTAAAAGAGCTAATCGTCCCAATCGTCCACAATAGCGTCTAGTTCGGGATCTTTGGCTTTCGCAGGAGTAGACTTCTTAGCCACCTTCTTTGGCTCGTCTATCTCATCCTCTGTTACCTCTGGCTCTTCCGCAGCGGCTGCAAACGGGTTAGCGCCTTCTGCTTCAAACCCATCGGTAGCCTCAAACGGAGAGGTTGTCTGCATAGGCACATAGTTAGTGACCTGCACAGCGTTCAGTCGTAGGGATACACCGGTACCCACACCTTTAGCATGATACGGCACACATACACCCGCGATATTCACGGTGCTACCTGTGGTAAGCAGAAAGTCATCAGGCAACTGGGTGTTAGAAGCGTCATACTGTGACGGCTTCCTAGTCGCGTCCTTACCATATGCCCCCTTCAAAGAAGTCTTGAAGGTATACGTACCCTCTTCTTCCTTAGTAAAGGGGTTGTCGAACTTCTCAGGCCAATCACCTGCGGCCTTCTCCGCGTACGCCGCCTTCATATGTGAGTACAACTTCTTGGCTTGTGCGCTGGACATACGGAAAGTTAACTCGTACTTAGCGCCGTCCTCAAACACATCACAGGGTACTGAACGTTTCTCCTTGTTGTCGAACCTGTATGTCGTGTTCAAACGCGGCCACAGGGCTTCTACTTGACCGACCATAAAGGGTATGGATTTTGGCTTATCAGCCATATTACTTCTCCTAATGTTAATGTTGAAACCCGCTTGTTTCTGCAAACGGGGACTTCGTGCTGCCCTCAAATGGTGTGTATTCCAGAGTGATGGCCCGTATTGTATCGGGGTGGTTAATCATCTCTGAAGCTACACTTAATTCTTCATCCCTTAGAGAGCGACTAGGTTTGAAGAATAGCTTCGGGGTATCACTATCTGTATCGAAATACATCTTTGTAAGCACAGTGATAGCCGGTGTGTCGTGGTTTGAAAGAAATCTAGCGTACGCTTGCATAGGCATATTCCCGTCACGCGCTTGCCCGAATATAGAGGTAGCTGGGAGGCGTAGCTGATGCACTTCTCGTAACCTACCTTCCGGTGCGATAGCCAAACGCTGCGAAAACCTGCAAGCGCGGCTGCTACCATATCCTGACCCACGAATGTTGTGGGGGCAGTCCATGCACCTGTTAGCTTGTCGTTGCTCTTGAGGTACATCGGGGGATGGAACTTGTGTATCCGCTGACCAACAAGTAGGCAGCATCAACCTGTCTGGATCGTAATCTCCCTCGTAGTATGCGCGAGATATACCGGCTGCGTTAACCACAACCATGTTGTACTCATCGCCATCTACTAGAACTTCGTCTTCCCCTATACATTCGGTGAACAACTTATCCCGTATGCTTATCCGTCTCATAGATCCTGATCTACCTCGGCATCTGGTTCGGCGCTTCCCTTATCCGCAGAAAGCGCGGCGGTAACGTCCTCAACGCAGAACCGGTAGGTGTTAGCTACACGTATGTAGGTGTTCTCAGGGATATTCTTGTTTCTAACCCACCCGCGCACGGTAGATACCGACACGTGCAAGTGGTTGGCTAGCTTCTCAATAGGTACGTAAGGTCCACTCATCATTTTTTCCTAACAGAAATTATATATTCGTTATCCACGTTTAGTCCCGGTGGAACACATTCGGGGTTTTCTTCTAGGAACTGCTTTACATGNCCTTGGTTTAGACGCTTTTCGAGAAATTCTGGTACACTGTTCTCTTCAATAAAGTTGTACATAGANTCCCAATCACTCGTCCAATAACGGGTCTTAACGGTTCTGTAAAACAACCCTTCAGAAGTTCGTACACTCTCGACTTCATGCTCTTTGCAATGACCCAAGAGCGCTTTCTTTATGGTGTCCTGCTGTTCCCGAAGATCACTATCTTTCTCCTTAAACTCAGCAGATAATTCATTCCGCTTCGCTTTTATTTTTAGGTAGACTTTGGTCAGCTTATCTAATTCACCACTCATTTTGCACCTCCAAATCTTTGTAGGGTGTGCAATCTAATGGCAATAAATATACTAGTCAAGCAATTTGTTGTATAAATCTACAATTTGAGAGTGAACGTCTATTTTACTATCTAATAAACGGTAAACGTGTTTCTCTACGAGGGAGCCTTGTAGCTGCACAATGGTACACTTNTGCTTCTGNCCTGCACGATGTACTCGGGCGTTGGCTTGGGCGTACGTCTCCAAAGAACTTGTCGGACCCCACCAAACCACTGTGTTCGCAGCGGTCAGCGTCACACCGTGAGCGGCGGCGGCTGGCTGAATAACCAACACTTGGGGGTCGTCCTGTTCTTGAAACGCCTTAAATATGTCAGTCCGTCTACCGACCGGCACATCACCTTGTATGACAGCGTTGCTTATACCCTCGGAAGTAAGTTTGGTAGACAGTATACTTATCGCATGTTTGAAGGGTACGAACACAAGCACCTTCTGGCTTGACTCGTCTATAACCTCACGTAGCACTTTGTATCTGTGCTTTATATCAAACTCTAGCGTGTCGCCCTTATCGGTATAAATCGCCCCGCAAGATATCTGTAGCAGCTTGTTCATGTTAACAGCCGCGTTCACTGCGGTTATCTCTTCTCCCGCAGCTTGCATAATCATACGATTACGTAGCTCTTTGTAGTATTTTTTCTGCTGGCGGGTTAGTTCGACTTCGCGGTTGACATACACCATGTCGGGAAGATCTAAACAGTCTTCCTTGGTGTACCGTATGGCAGGTTGTAGCGCGTTGAATACCGTGCTTATAGCGGTGTCTTTAGGTATCCACTTAAAGTTAGATACTTTGTACATGACCATATCGCGGAATGAACCGAAGAAACGTGGCACCTCAGTTGGGTTTATAAGTTTGGCTAATCCGTAAGCGTCCAAAGGACTTTGCGCGGCGGGGGTTCCTGTCATCATCCACAACCACGTATCTGGCTTGAGTATTTTATTGAGCGTCTTCCACCGTGTGGTTTGAGCGTTCTTGTAGTGTGTAGCTTCATCTACGATTATGAGGTCGAACCCACCGTTGGCTATGTCGTCCTTAACTATGGCAACGCCGTCATAATTGATAATTACGTACTCCGCGCCACCGTCTATTATCTTTCTCCGTTTATCGGGGGAGCCGTACGCTATGTCTACGCTTCGGTGCATAGCAAAACTAAACAGGTCACTACGCCACGCACTGTCCATGATAGAAAGCGGGCAGATAACTAACACTCGTTTTATGGCTCCTTGCTTCATTAAAAAGTCAGAAGCCCATATAGCAGATGCGGTCTTACCGGTGCCTTGCTCGTTAAAACAGAACGCTTTGCGGTTCATAGTTAGAAACGCAGACGTTTCCTTCTGATGTTCAAAAGGTTTATGTTGGCCGGGCCAATCGTATTGTCCCTTTATGGGGGATGGCACCTTAATGTTTAAGTTCTTTAGTACGTGGCTTTCATCAACGCCCCACTTAACCAGCACGTTGTTATCGCCAACCTTATGGCTCTTTGGTATTGCCGTGGTTACTTGTTTTGGGTGCCGCAATTTCAATAGCAGCGCCTTGTTCTTAATAATCTCCAAGACCGTTCTCCTAGTCTTATGTTGTTTTAGTCTTCTCTTTCCCGTTGTTCGCACGATTCTTGCTGGGACTCATTAGCTTGTAACCATCTGCATTGGTGCCCCCGTTTCGTAACGGCTTGTTGTGGCTTATATCTTTACCCTTGCGGTTAACACCTTTTGAATCCAACTCCCGCCTAGCCCTTTGTCTTTCCATACGGTTTGCGTGTTCGCCACGTTTCTTCTGTAGTTGGTATTCGTGTTTATATGGTCGAGGGGATTTCGTGTACGGCATTAGTTCCTCCCATTGTGAGCGCACTCGGTAACCGCGCAATGCCTTCTACACAACCCGCTTGGGCGAGGGTTCCACACATCATTAGCTGCGGCTGATTCCATCTTACTATAGTTTGTAAGCCATTTCTCCCAGAGTTTAGCCTCATCGTCCCTATAGTAAGTATCTCGTATGAGATTCTTGGACACCACGAACAGCAACCCCGCCCGTACTTCGTTGACCTCGGGAAAATGTTTGAACGTAGCCAACGCCATAAGTTCTAGCTGGCCTTTATCGGCGTACCGCGCAGACTTACCTGTCTTATAATCGACCACCCATGCTAGGTCGTCGTTCAGTATTATCAGGTCTGCTATACCTCGGAACCAAACATCTTTATCTGAAAAACCACAAGGCTCCAGCTCCGACGTTAGACCTAGCCTGTATTCGCATAACTTCTTACCCTGTTTGGCTTGAAGACTGTCAAGAACGCCAACTGCATAGTCGAACCGTCCGGGCATGGGGGCGCAGTTCTTTATGTATTCCTCCGCTGCCGAATGAAAGTGGGTGCCGTAAAGCATGGCCTCCGTCTCTTTCTCTTCGTACTGCTTGAGTATCTTCATGTGGTAGAACTGCTTTGGGCATTGCTCAAAGGCTTTAATCTTACTGAAGGACCACGGCGCTATAGTCATTTTGTAGCTTTCTTATCATTTCTAGATAGAATATTCCATATATCGGCCTCTGTGCAATTTAAGACTCTGGCGACCTCTGCGGTGTTCATGCGGCTTATACGGTACAGCTTCAACGCCGTAGCACTATTTACAACTCCCATATGACCTAGCTAACATTTTTTAGTTGCATATTCTTTTGGGTCAAATGGAACATCAGCTTTGGAACCTATGGCTACATCCCACAGATCGTATTTCTCTGCGTGTTGTTTAAGTTTTTTGCTGTACCCAGTAAGAGAACAGGCTGCTAATTTAGCAGCGGCAGTTGGTACGTAGGGAGCAACCTTATGCACCCAACTTATTCGAGCGATAAGCTGTTGCTTACCTACATCTCCATTACCTATCGCCAAAATTGCCGAGTGCGAACAATCAATACAATCAAATTCCATAATCACGCCGTCTTTATCATATACTATCCCATGAGACATATTTGTTGTGTTCATATGTAAGTTACTGCCTCTGCACTTAGGGCAACGTAAGAAATCACCGTCAGTATCAACAAGCCCAACGTCCGAGTACTCATCTAACATTATCTGCAACCTTTCCCTTAGTCGTGGGGTCTACCAAACAAGATATATGATCTACCCCAACCTGTTTAGGCGCGTAAGATTCAAAAGCAAAAATGTGGAGCGCCCCTATATTTTGATGAACGTACACAGCACAATCTTCAAAAGTATCAAAACGGAGTGCCTTTTCCCCTTGCTTGTCCACAATTAGCATGTCCCCCTCGGGGTAGTTAGGAGGGGCGAACAGTATAATTATGGCGATCATAAATTTCATTCACAAGTTCCGTACGATTTACCTACTCCAGATTCGCAGTCAATCGGAAGGTCCATCGCCCAGTGAGGTACCATACGCATACAAGTTTCTACGTAATCTCGGGCGGTGGTTACTTCATCGTCTCGCACACAGCACACTATAGAGTCATGTACGGTTAAGACAACCTTATATCGTTTAGAGACTTCCAACATCTGATAACCGATAATACATCTAGCCAACGCTTGGCATACGTTCTCTATGACCTTGCCACCGTAGATGCGAGTGCGGCCCCGCCGTGTTTGGTAGCTATACTCGACACCCTTCTCGCCCTGCTCACCAACTAAATCGGCGTACTTCAACAACATACCAGACGGTAGAATTATGGCACTGTTGGCTACGTCTACCTGTAACAAGTTATTACGACCGAAAGGTAGCGCATCACCACGAGAGAGATACACCAGCATATTCTGTGCGGCCTTCCACAGGTTATAGATATCTTGGTTAGCCTCCCGGTAAACCTTTATAACCCGCGCTGCCTCCGACTCGCTTATCTCGGTCCCAAAGTTCTTTAGCTGCTCCCGAAACCGGACTGCGCCCATACCGTAACCAGCCCCAAGGATGGTGGTCTTCCCAACGAAACGCTGCTCGGGTGTTATGTCTTCTTCGGCAACCCCGTAAATACGAGCCGCCATTTTGACGTACACATCTTCTTCGTTAGTGAAGGCGCTTACCAAATCTTCTTGCTCGGCCAGCCAAGCAAGTACTCGCGCTTCGATCTGCGCGGAGTCAGCCTCTATAAGAGTGTATCCTTCGGGGGCTACTATACTGCACTTCAGCTTCTTGGCCGCAACGCCCCTGCTCGGCAAGTTCTGGAGGTTAATCTTATCGTCACCACCCCACCTACCGGTGTGCGCGGCGTAGTACTTGACCGGTACGGGCAGCAGACCCCGCTTCGATATATCTATAAACCGCTGCGTCCTAGTCTCCTCCAGAGTACTCTTGTTGCCTAGCCTAGCGGCTACCAACGATTGCACCTGTGGGTCATCGTGATCTTTCAAAGCCTTAAACGCTTCGTCGGTCTTAGCGAAAGCAAAGGTACGTTTGCCTGTGGTGGGGCTTATCTTCGTGGGTGCCGCTACCCCCAAACCTTCTAGTAGGGCAGCGAATTTGGCATTGCTCATAAGGTCTTGCTTGTCCACTCCGGCGGAGACAAGTAGCTTGTCCTTGTAGTCACGTGTTTCTACGAGATGTTGTTCTAGTAACCCAAGATCTAGGTCTAGGGTAGGATCAACGAACATACGCAAACTAAGGTCTATCAGCTTTAGTTCATCTCTTGGGAATGTAGGGGCGAACACCTTAAACAGATCATACGTAAGGTTGACATCGTTAATGCAGTAATCTCCGTATCTTGAGAGTTCTTCCGGTGCAAAATCAACTCGACGCTTCCCAAGTGCCTGTATTACTTCTGTGCCTTTAACTCCGAGAGAATACCTTTCAGCCAACGCACGGAGGCTTCCACTAACCTCCACCCCGTCCACAGCACGGGCGATACAAAGAGTATCGGTATACACGCGAGGATGAATATCGAACAACCAACTAGCAATAGCGCCATCAAACATAGTGTTATGGGCAAGAAACATAGCCTCGCCCCAGTTGAATGTTTGTAGGAACGCTTTAATCTCTTCTTTCGATCCACTAGCCCACTCCGTTTCATTGTTATTAAGTTTGACCCCCACCCCGATAACCTCGAAGCGGGGGTCGCGCACATATTCCTCTGTAGTAATTTTAGACAGAGAAAACTCACGGTCATAATATGTCTCAAAATCAACTGTTATGAGGTCCATACTACCTATCTCCGCAAGCTAGTTCACCGCCACAGGCCAAGTACCCACAGGCGTCTACCCAGTTATCCTCGTTGCCTACGTTACTTTTAAGCCGTGCAACCTTCAACAGCGCCATCATTGCGGCTACATCTACGGCGGTGATTTGATAGCTAAGATGCTCTGACCAATACGTAGCAATCGTAGAGAAGTTATCCTCCATGTTGCCATGTTGCGCTGCTCGATCTTGAGTAATGTATCCTTCAGCGGTACGTAGTATCTCCGCACGTTTAAGTTTCTTTTCGGCGGGGCCAAAAACAACGTTGTCACCAAAAGGTAGTTCTAATTGTTCAGCCATTTTTCTTCCTTCTTTTGCGAGTTATAGGCAGCAACCATTGGTATTTACCAACGTCTGCCTCACAGNGGANGCAGCGTAGGGCGGACCATGAAAAGCTATACACATGGGTGGGTCCACCACATTCGGGGCANTAGATCGTCTTACCCCCCTTGCCGGGGTGAGTCCATTTAGGGACGGGCCTAAACTTCTTAGTGTCAACTTTGAACTCATCCTCTATAGGGTAGTCCGCGTCGAGCATATCTTCGGGACCGTCCCAACCTTTACCAAACAACCAATCTAAAAATTTCATTTTCGTTCTCCTGTTTTTATAAGTTGCCCCCTTCTAGGGACAATCGCGTATCTAGAAGGGGGGCTAACGTAACGTGCTTCTCCGATGTAAGCCGTGGATGAAAGGGGGTAACCTTCCTACCAGAACAGGTTACCGAAAACCCACGCTCATACTGTGGAAGGATAATAACCGGCCTCTCTCCCACTTAGCCGCTCCAACTAGCCGTGAATGGCCGTGTGGAGTAACTCTGAAACCTTATTCATATTCTCCTCATTAACGACCAGATCGAACCCGCTGGCATTGCTTATGTCACGTAAGTTCTTTTCCTGTAACGGTGTTGGTACGTTGTTCCCGGCCTTACACTCAATCCCGAAGAACATTCCTTTGTAGCACCCCACTATATCCGGTACTCCGCTCTTACCGTAGCCACCCGTTGCGGGGAAAAAATAGTACGCCCCAAGTTCTTTAAGTTGTTTGACTACGACCTTTTTGACTTTAGCTTCAGGCGTCATCGCCATTTTGATCGTTCCCCTTTGGAAAAAGTTTAACTACGTTGTCTTTGTGAGTTGGAACTTCGTTGTCTTCGTTAGAGTATTCGATCATGTCTATCGCAAACTCTGACGCTTCATCCGCATATCCTGTTACGCTTTCCCAAGGAATAATTATCCGTGTTGGGTTACTGTCAAAAATGAGGGTAACCGCGAAACGATCTTTGTCGCATTTTAAGTCTCCGTATTGATGCTGTAGAATTACAGACATGCCCTCGGGGAACTGCTCTTTTAGATAGTCAGGTACCACAACGTCTTTGGCATACGGATCAAAAGTAACGTGGATGCCTTTGCTGTCCGTGGGGATACCATGCTTTGCGACCCACTCTACCGAACCCGCTACAACCTCAAGGAGTGCGGTTCTCATTAAACGGTGGTATAGCTGCTGCATAGTAGTTTTGTCGTATAACGATTCCATAACTATTCCCTATCTGTAGAAACTGGTTTCAACCAGAGAGCCGCAGCCCTCTGGTCGGTGTTAGTCCGTGGACTAACAGGNTCAAGGTTTGATGACCCAGTATGTTGTTTTGTCTATGCGCCTCCCTACGCCGTCTATCATCTTAGTTATAGGTTTGGGGCTTGATACCATCAGCACCGCTAACCGTTCTTGAAGCCACAGAGGTAGATCATCAGCAGAACAATACATGCCTTCTGCTTCCGCGTCAACCCTATCTATACCAATACATGATACTTCGATAGTGTTCGTACCACTGTGTACTTGAACACGGTATAACTTATCATCCGGCGTATCATGCAGTAACATAGTGGACTGTCGGTGTAGTTTTGCATCCCACACCGTCTACCCATTGGTCAACTTCGCACATCTGGAGCATAGCTAATTTACCAACAACATCTGGGTAGTTGGCCTGTAGGGTTTCCTCGGTAAAGCTGCCCTCGTCTTGCCAATGACACTGCCAACTAGATACGTCTTCTGTGTACGCAAGATTGAAAAGAGTTCTAGAGGGGCGACTTTCTACTGACACCATAATAACTTTCGAGGAACGCTCCCGTGCTGCTCCCATCTTTTCGTCGTTGAGGTGCAGCATGTTTTTTATTTTTTCTGAAAACTGCGGGTCTATCCACTCATGTCCAGTATTAGCCAAGTTTTCTAGTTCTCGGATCACGGTGTCCTTGTTTTTGTAGAAGTCAAACGCATCATCGTAGGCTTTGCGTATGTTAGCTTCCAGACTAGTGCTAGTCTCGGACCAATGAGTACGAACATCAGCGTGAAAGTGCGCGGATAGCTGTGAAGTAGGTATATCACGCAAGAACTTCTTAGTATTAGCTACAGCTACTCCGTGATTCTTCGTCATCTTCATATTGTATTGGTCACTGTACTTAGAATACTTTTCATTAGATATTTGTGGGGAGGCAACCATAAAATTGTCTTCGCCACCTTCGTTGCGGAAATTACCGTACCCTATTTTGCCCATAGTGAGCGGCTTCCAATCATGGTAGGTATAAACAGTTGTCGCGCCGGTACCTACTTCTTCTGTGCCGTACGAAAATTGGCAGCGGGGGTATACCTCGCGTACCTTCCCCATAAACATCCTAAGATGAGCAGAACTAGGGGCTGTCGATATGTCNNNGATAGGGATAAGNNCGTCCGTGCGAACTTGTATTTTACTACGCATTGGTAACCTCCTTTTCGGTCATAAGGTCAAACGTCTTGTTCGACCAACTGTTGTATCGTCCTCGAAACTTCTTTTTTTCTTCTATCGTTCTGATAGATTTTATGTCTTCTCGTTGCAAAAAGCTAGTAGCTAGATGCGTACGTAGTGGATGATTATAATCCTTTACAATCTCTATTGCAAGTCGTGGGGAAAGTTCTATACCATACTGTGAGAAAACATCAGGTGGTGGGGCGTGTTCCTGTAGTTCCTCGCGGATGCGTTGTAAGAAACCGTAGTCGTTGACCGCAAGCAACGGACCAACCGAACACATCCACTCATAGAACTGTTCCATATCGCTACGCAGGGCTTTCTTCTTCTCCTTGTCCACGGCGGGGCGCATCTCGGGCCACGGGTCGGTGATACACTTCCAAGTTACGGACGCGGGTTTCCCCTCAACACGTAAGAACGTCAGGTGATAGTCGGTTGGGTCGTTGTGAGACTTAGGTCGCGGTATAAACACGCCATTGATGTTGTGCCGACCCCACGTGTTTTGATTGTCGAAGTACAACCCACAAGGCATATATTTACGCAAGAACTGAAAACGTGTTGTGTCGTAAGCTGGTCGAATAGCAGGGCGGATTGTCACTTCTTCG